CGGAGAAGATCGCCATATTTATCCCAAGCTGTTTGCAAATGCCCTTTAGCATAGCCAAAGCGTTCCAAACCTCTTCCACCCTGTAGTGTTGGATCAGATAAGCTTTGACCCAAAGGTGATTGCGAAATAAGTTGACTTGGATTATTCAATAGCTGCCTACGCTCATCCCAGTGCCTTGGTTCCTCTGCTCCCATTAGTTGCGCCTGCTCCGCAGCTTGGCTGGCAAAGTCCCTGTCTCGCTCCTCTCTGGTAATCCGCTCTATATACGCAGCGTTCCGTTCCTCGCGGCTAGGCGCACCTGCTTCATTGAGCATCCAATCTTCAATCATGGTGAAGACGTTCTCTGGTCTGTTTATGTTCTGCGAAGCCATTGTTTAATCCTAACCAATATTGGTGTCGCCAAACAGGCTTTGCGCCGTCAGCCGCTTGGGAGTTTTTCTGAGCAAACTTAGCGAGTTCTGTATGAAAGCCTGTATTCTCTTCCACTCTTCATCTCTAAGTTGTTCAGCTGTCATAAGAAATCCCATAGAACCGGGTTCCGCCTGGACCTGTTTGCCACCGCGAGGAGCTGTAGCAGGAGGCATGAAAGGTTTTCCTTCAGCAATAGGTTTGGGACCATCTTTGTACAAATCTGACCCCGGATCGCCTATCTTGGCTAAATCCGTAAACATTTGTCCAGTTTTCTCCAGATCCAAGTCGATTTCCGCACTTTTCTCTTTCGCATATCTTGGTCCGAAATCTAAAGGCAGTGAGCCTGTAGGACGTTGAGGAACTTGCTCTACATAAGGAAAATTCAGAGGTTTTTGCCAAGGTTCGACGCCGGGATCTAGTTTAAAAGACCCGTCTTGCCCCTGCCCCTCTCCCTGCAACATTCTTAGCAATCCCCCAAATATAGAGTTATCCTGAGTAGCATTGCTAAGTAATCCTCGCATAGGAGTAGCCATTATTAGGTTCCTACAGCCGGTCTGAGAAGAGTACCGGCTGCGCTAGCATACTGAGCAAACGGGCTAGGAGCTGCAAAAGCCTGACCAGTTGTAGAAGTACCTTGATATGCCGTTTGCGAACCTAGACCCGCCAAACCGCTTATCAGATTTGCCTCTGTTATCAGCTGCAATCTACGAGCTTCCTGCTCTTGCTGCGTCAGTCTGGCTGCGTCTGCCAGTTGAGCAGCCTGTCTAGCTTCTATATCACCACCTATCTGAGCTTGCATCAGAGCTGGGGAAATAGCTGCTCCAGCCACACCGCTGGTCAGACCAGAAATTTCTCCGGCTGCTCCAACTCGTCTAGCTTCGGCTTGAGCCAGAGCTGTTGACAGCTGTCTCTGCGTGGTTTCTTCGCGCTTCTGGCGTTGCAGCTCTTCAAACTCTGCCAAAGCTGTATCCCCCATTCCGAACTGACCAGCGCTTATTGCCTGTTGCTGCGCCGTAAGTTTATCTCCCTCTGTCAGCAGTCGCGCCTGATCCGATATGGTTCCGGTCTGCGCCTGAAAAATAGGATCTAAGGAGGGGTCACCCAGAGCTGTGCCTAACCTGTTTTGATACAGGCTTTGTAAGTTTGTACCCAGCTCTCCGAAAAGACCTCCGGGTGCTGCCAGCGATTCGATCCCCGCTCTGGCCTGAAGAGTCTGAGCAGCGTCTGTAGGTACCAAGCTGCCAGTGAACAACCGGGGATCTTGACCGTATTCAGCTGTTACACGAGGAGCTAGATTCTGAACAAAAGATTCTAGCGGAGCGTAAGGTTTTACCTCCGAAGATCCAGCTGCCGTGGCAGGAGCTGATACTATGGTAGTTTTAGGTCTGAAAAAGCTACTCATCTGAAAACCTCTTATACATCGTAATGTTCATAAATTCATACCCTAGCGGTTTCATCACCCGCTCCCAGCCTTTGCGCCCTGTCATCTCGAAAAACTCGTACCCACACTTCTTGTAGAACTTTTCCACTACAGGTGTCATATACTTAAAATCGAATTTACCGCCTATAGTTTCGGCAAATATTCCCGTCTTCTCCGGGTAAGGCGCTGCCCCTATTACAAAACACCCTACCGTATTACCCTCCGCGTCTACAGATACCCACAAATCAGAATCACCGCTTAAAACCTTCTGAACAATATACTCTGTACTTATAAACTCCTTACTACCGCCTCTGGAAACTCCAGAATCTATATAGTCCCAGCATTGAGCTACTATTTTCTTAAAGTTAGCATGGCTGGAATTTACTTGCTTACAGCTTAGTCCATGTTCCAGCGGCGTTGTAAAAGTATATTCCTTCTCCTCCTGATTCAGGGTTCCAGCTTGTCCCATCAGCATATCTAATGTCTCCTTGATAGGGCTTGTCTGGTTCTGCATATACGACATCCAGATGCCCGTTTCGCACGACTTCTAGCGCTGCTCTGATTTCCAACAGAGTATTAGAGAGATAAGTTGGTAATTCCTCCGCATTGGTAGGTACTATCGCAGGATCAAAACGTAGATATTCTCTGCTCATCTGGTAGATACAGCTTCTGCTTCTAGGGTATACCCAGAAAGTTTGAACGTAGTGTCTGTATCTGTTTCAAACTTGACAGCTATGTACCGCCCTCTCACTCTACAATCCACCTTATGATCTGTACCTATGGTGTAGGTGAAGGGGCCACTGTAAGTAACTCCTGAAAACGGTTCGTTTTCTCCCCCTACGCTTATCTCCACCGTCCCCGTACCCTCAATTCTGGGGTACATTCCTATGACAGATTTAACCATATTAGTCTGACCAGCGTGTAGCCCGGTGCGTTCTAAGGTAGTTATAAAGCTGGTACCGTCGAATGTGGTTCCTGAATCAGCCAGATATAACTTTGTATCGTTGGTGCCGCATATAAGTAAGGAGTCAATAGCGGGGTTATATTCCTGCTGCGCCCAGTTTAGTGTCGAGTCGTTCCAAGTATTGGTCGAGGCAGTCCAAGTATTTGCCAATGCTGGGTTGACTAACCCTTTTGCAATAAATTGACAATTAGGAAGCTCCCTCAGCGTCCATGTATTATCCCTATAGTTCCAGATAAGCGCTCTATCGGGAAACCCATTAGTAGCCCCCGTCTTCGGGTAGCATACCCATACTTCGTTCTCTATCTTGTTATGAGCCAGAAATGTCCTATAGTAATAAGTAGTGTCAATCTGCGAGAACAGGAATGTCCTCATCTGATCATCGATTATGCTCTCTAGCTTTACTCCGTTATGAGCCACCACGTCATTGGTACTCATCATAACATGTCTGCCATCTCCTAAGTCAATTACCGCATCTCTGGCAAACAACCCAGCGTCCTTGAACTTCTCTCGAATATTAAAGGTGAAAGCACCTCCGACATAGTTTAAGCTATATACACTATCCTCTTTATAGACGATAAGTTCGTTACCCAGCTGTAAAGCGTTTAGAATATGACCCTTGGTACCACCTAGAGTTGCGTCTGCTGCTTCTGAAGCTGTACTACTGGTTACCCAAGTATTAGACCCATTCGTAGCAGCTCCCTCCGGTATAGCATCGCTCCACCGTAGTGTATAAGGCTTTTCTACGTCTGATCCGCTAGAACTATCAGTTAAATTCAAAGCTACAAGATGATTTTTAAAGGGTACGATTGTTTTGCAGATCAAAGTAGAAGGCCAGTTAGGTAAGTCTGTGAAGAGCGAACCTGTTTGGAGAAAACTCTGCGGAAGATCTATACCGTTATTTACAACCAGTACACCGCCTAATATAGCACCTTGCCAGTTATTTTCGGTGCTGGCAATAGTAGTATATGCACCGCTGGCGCGTGTCACATCTGCGTGGGTTGTACCTGTAATCTTATGAAGCGCTGTTAAGCCACCGTATATCCATAACGATGTACCAGCCTTTACCCACTCTATAGCCCAATACGGAGCAACAGTAGGAGTACCTAGTACCTGAGAATGTCCGGTGATGGTACCAGCCTTCTTATCTACAAATCTGGCGTTAGTTACTTCGTTAAAAAAGGTAGGCGGCATATCATACGGAGACAAATCCCTGTTGTACGAGAAACCCGTCTGTACTCCGTTAATATCTACTAGTTCTGTTGGCATTTAGTTATCCTGAACCAACCGCTGTAATTTCTGTGAAAACGGTGGAATCAAATTCCTGTAAGCAGATGTAATCACCATCTTCATGCAATATATTTCCACCACTTTCTTGTACCAGATCAAACTCGTCAAGTACCCAGTTTGTCGCAGGCATTAGCCGTAAGCTCCTCTACGAACCATACTGCCGGGATCACCTTGAACAGTGGTTGTCATAACAGTTCCGCTATAGCGAGCTTTCTCCTCGTTCAGCCGCACAGAATCCACGACTTTTTGGTAGAGAGCTGCAAAGCGCTGCGTTTGCTCTGTATCATTTAGATATACTGCTCCCTCCAAGCAAGAGGAGAATAAATATAGTTCGGGAAACTCTGTCAAGATATTATTAGTTGTGTTGGAATCGGACAGAGCAACCAACTTCTGAAAGTAATTTATGTTTATTGTATAAGCAGCGTCAGGAGTCGGGCTAAGCTTGATATTCTTTCCTAAATTAGTATAAGCTCTAGGCATCCCACTTGTATAAGCTCCGTACTCCCTACTTATAGATTCTGGTGATAGATACTCTAGCGCATAGCTCTGGAGAGTCGTATCATAAGTTATGTTTCTAAGCTCTATCAAATCAGTTGGTAAGTTATAGAAAGCAGTGCTGGCTGTGGTGGTAGTCTCAGCTCGCGCTAAATTAGTGCGAACTCTCAAGTCACGGTTTAACCTGTTTTCAGTCAATACTATGAAGTCTGGTATGACAGTCGTTAAATCAGTGCGATTCAAGTAGTTTGCCACACTTGTTTTCAAATCTGAAAACGTAGCTAGAGCCATTAGATAGTGCCTCCACCAGTTCGCAAGAAGCGATACTCTGGATCGTTTAAGAGTTGTTTAACTTTAGGCATGTGATCTTTGTTCATCGCATCCACACCTAGTTCAGCCTTCCACTTTTCGATAATGACAAGAGGAATACTGGCTACCTTACGCATACCCAGCGGCCCCTCTCCTGTACCATATATGGAATCACCAGTGGCTTCCTTCTTATTCAAATCCAAGAGGGGTTCTACATCTTGAACAGAGTGGATTACACCCTTATCGTCGGTATGGTCGTATTGAAAGGATCTTTTGATAGGGTCTTTCACTTTAGTAATCCTCTAAGAATTTCAAAGTGGGAGAGGTCTAGAAAGACCCCTCCCTATTGAACGATCTAGGCTAGATCGTAGACTGCGCCTAGTGCTAGCTCGTTGTCCACCTGTAAGGTGTATTCAACGATGATAGCACGTTGTTCGCCGTCAGAAGTACTAGCGACTTCCCTCTGCGTGAACGGACGCAAGTAAGCGAGTTTGTAATACTCAGGATCAATAAGCCATACATCCCTAGCCCGTTGGAAACGGTTAGGAACTACAGCCATTTCACCAAAGTCGGACACGTAAATGTCCATACCACCGATAATACGACCATCAGCAGTATCGGTGTAGTTGGAAACACCACTTGCTCCGCCTACGCCTACAAAGCTAGAGAACGTAGACTTCTGGCTCGGCTTCATCATCAGGTACTTAGTATTCGCACCCGCCTGATAACAAAGTAGGATCACAGCCTTCAGTAGAGTTTCGGTAAAGGCTCGCGTAGAACCATCGGTACGCCCAGCGCCTGCGCCAGCACCAGAACCAGTCTGGCTTACATTAGTAGAAACCCACGCGGGGAGACTTCCAAATTTACGCACAGTACTATCAGCGGCCATAGCAGTTTTGCCACTATTCTCGCCTACCAGAGAAGTTTCCATATCGCGCTTTAACTCAGCAGCACGTTTAGACATCTGATAAGCTAGCTCTTCTCTCCGACCAGCTGCACTTACAGCATCAAGAGTGCCAGAAACTAGCGTAGTTTTCAAGCTGATCTGGCAAATATTGCCAAGTCGAGTAGTGGCGGCAGGCGTTGCAGCAGTAAGCGTCGCGCCTTCCTCGTGATAGTTAGTAGCAACAGCAGCAGCTAGAGAATCGGTCTGCCACTCGTGATTAACCGCAATAGCATCAGTCCTGCCACCCATCGACATAAACGGGGTTTCTGTAGGAGAGATGTTGTATATTACATTCTCTAGGTCTTCCCTAAGACCCCTAGCAGAGTATGTAACATAAATTCCAGTAGGTTGGGCCATGATTGGCTATCCTTTCTAAGAGATTATATCCATAAAAACATCTGCAGCATCTCTAGGATGACCCGTCTTTCGCAATTTCTCTCGCTTCTCCTTTAAGCTACGCTGCCCTCGCTGCGCCTTACTCTCAGGAGTTCCTGCTTTTACAACTTTAGGAACTTTTTTAGCAACTTTGCGAACAGTACCGCTCTGCGCTTCGTCTTGTAGCATTGCTTTGTGCAACACCATAACTACACGGTGATCGGTTATTGAACTAATATCCTGCTCTGAAAATCCCTGCCCCAGGGCAAAGTTTCTCAAACGCTGTTTCATATCAGATTTAGGATTTCCGTATTCTGGTAAAACCTTCTGAAGCTCAGCAGCTTCGTGCTGCAATACTTCTGTTAGTTTTACCTCGTAGTCCTTCTGGTTTTGCTGGGCTAGTCGCTGTTGTTCAGCCTTGAGCTGAGTAGACTTTTCCCTAGCCTCCTGAAGTTCTATACGCTTCTCCATATATTCCATCGGATCGCTCTCTTTCAAAGCTGCCCAATCCGTCTGGTTCAGCTTTGCTACTTCCACGTTTTGGAACTGAGAAATATTTTCCAAAACCTTTCCGTACTGGTTGCGTTCCGCTTGTACAGCTTGCAGGTTAGCGTCAAAGGTTTTCCTCTGTTCTGCAAGAGATTGCGACTTACGGGTATAATCCGATTGCCGCTGGTATCCGTTCCGAAGCTCGTCAAGGGTGACCTCAAACTCTTCCCCACCGACTTTT